TTTGACCATTATTAGATAATTCAAAATCATCTACAGAGAAAGAAAATGTAGTCGTATTAATTGGAATAGAACTAGCAGTGTTAACTACATAGGCTGTTCCTACAGAAAAAGTTGCAATTTCCTGTGAAGACGTTCCAATATAGAATTGCGTTCCAGTATTATTCCATTCAATAGCTGTAACATTGGATATCCCTGTGTTGAAAATAATAGGAGACGTTGTAGCGGTGTTAATTTGAAAAACAGTGCTTAGAGACCATTGGTACAAGTCTCCTGATGAGCCATCAAGTACATATAATCTAGATCCGGATGCGTCAAAAGCTATAGACGTAGGGTCATTTACCGTACTCGATAAATCAAAAGTTTGGCTAGGTAAAGAACTCACAGACGTAATGTCAAAAGGTGTACCAACATTATATTGATACAAATTGCCTGTAGACAAAGCCAATAAAAACATTCTACTGCCAGTATTATCGAATTTAATACCAATAGGAACAGGGTAAGAAGAACCAACACCTATTACGCTTTTTTCTGAGTCTATTGCCACTCCTTCAACCGCTGAAGTGAATGCTTGAAAAGGCCAATTAGCATAAGAAAAACTACGGCCGAAATTATCACCTACACGTATTTCATCGGGGCCAAAACCACCCACATATAATCGTGTGACGTTTGCAGGATTTTTCTCAAACGTGCTAGTCAACTGAGTTACAATACCTCTGTCGTCTCTATAAAATAATTCAGTGCGGCCATTTACTATTTGCGAAAATAAGCGTCCGGCTGAGGGCACTACGGCTGGTGCTGAACCTTGGCTTGTAAGAGTAGTAAATTCTTCATGCCGTATATTCACGCAATCCACATCCTGTTCTACAATAAGGTCTTGTCCTTGGATATTGAGACAGTCTACCATACTTGCAATGGTTGAACCATTTTTACGTATTTCCAATGTTGTTCCTCCTTGTCCTTCCAAAGGACCACCCTGTAATGCTTGATCACCGCAATCAATAGTAAAATTATTATTACCTGTTTCTCCAATAAAAGTGGATAATGATGACTTTTGTAAAACTGAATAGCCTGTTAGAGCTTCTAATCTCCAAGTGTTGTTCGTATAGGTATAGACAGTTAGTCTACCATCACTGGGATTTACCCACAACTGAGAAGTAGCTGGAGGGGATGATTGTACGCTAAGATTTAAGGCACTGCCCCACGTAATTGAGTCAGGATTATATCTTTTAATTGTTAATCCAGTGGTGTCCAACCACCAACTATTTACTGAATTTCCAGGGTCTGTATCTTGAATATAAAGTGTACCAGCCGGCGTTAGTGTTTGCAAGAAATCACTTAACGACTTCCATTCAAATGCTGGCTTGTAATATAATATTAATTTTCCTCCAACATTCGTTAACCATACATCTCCACTGTTTCCATCTTGTATAGTGGGTTGCCTGTTTGAATAATAAAATGTTTCAACCTCTTCCCAAACGTTGGTGTTGCCAATTACAGTATTTCTGAAAAGTTTAAAACCACTGGCTTTGCTTATTTCCCAATCTAGAGAAAGAGCGGGCGTTTCAGGATACATGAAGGCGGGTAAGGAGGCGGTGTCTAATGCTTTAGTAATTTGTAATGCATCACCCACCCAGCCATTATTGTGCTCTGCAAAGCCAAAAAGAATTTGAAATGCAGTTCTAGGCTGGGCCGAATACGCCTCTAAAAAATCTGATACGTTACGTGAAGTAGCTTCTTGTATATCAGGGTTTTCATACAGAATACTAGCTTTTTGATTCAAAACTCGTTTGATATGTTCATAGTACGCTTCTGCTTGACCACCATGGTTGGGATCAACATTAATGCCAGTCGTTATTAAGCAAAAATCTAAATTATTTCCCGGGCCTTGATACAGACTCATACCTTATCCTTCCAGGATTTATCTCTGCAAGCCTGCCAAACGCTTCATCATATCCATGTAGCTTGAACGTGTTAGGTTCATTTCATTAGCTACTTGCGTGACTAAGCGACTTAGATTACGCTGATCCCAACCTGCATTAAGCCCATTATTTTCAAGCCAACCTTTTAGATCACTTACTACATCATGATGAACAGCTTCATCATATTCATCATACTGTGATAACAACTCACGCGCCATTTCTTTTGCGTCATCTTCAGCTTGCATCATACTTTCATCGGAGGGTTCTTCCCCATAAGGACTAAACATTGCCCCGCCATAAGGATCTGCGCCGTGTGCTTCTTGGATTTGCACTTCAGTATCTTTAACATTCTGTGTGCCTTTGCCCTGCCCAAAGTCGACCTTTACTTTACCGCCACCTGTGCTTTGCACAGTACCAGTACCATGTGCAGGGTGATATACTTGACTACCCTTCTTTAGGTCACTTGCTTTTGCGCGTCGTGATTTGACGTGACTTGTTTGTTCGGCAAACATGGGAGCAGATGCCTTTTCCTTGTAAGCGCGAACGATTGCTTCAAATGCCTGTGCTTCGTTTTTGAAGCCCAAATCTTCATAGTACCATTCTGCCATTTCTTTGGCGGCCGTCTTTATGTTGTCCCATGTTTCGCCACCATGGCTCTTGATAACACCCTGCATAGCTTTAACTACTTTGTCTTTAACAGGGCCGTCTTTTAATGCGGCTTCATCAACGCGGTCGCCGAGCATATCTTTCATTGCAGCATCAAAACTATCAAAGTCGCGTGCACTTGATCCTACTTTATATACCCCAGCTTTCGGCTCTCTAATACTAAAGCTTTTGCCACCACCTTTTATGTTGAACAACTTACCACCTTCATTACCAGGTAAATCTTTTACCTTAATGTCAAAGCCTTTCTTACGCCATGGCTCTACGTAGCTTTCGTAGTCTTCATGCTCTTCAAGTTCTTGGCTTTCAAAATTATGTTGGCGGTTGTAACGCTTCTCTGCTTCGTCGTGTAACGTCTCATCAACTACACTTTCAGCTTCAGTGCGCTCATAACCAATGCCTTCAAGCTCATCAACAATTTGGTTGCGTACTGTATCATAATCGTCGCCCATCATGCGTGGATTTGATAAGTCTTCAAAGCGCTCAATAATCCAATCGGAATCTGGTGTATCTTCATCACCACCGATTAGGTCATCGTTCCAAGTTTCATTTATACCAGCACGCTTCAACAGTTGTGCAATGTCTTCTTCAATGCTTTCGCGGTTGACTTTGACGCATTTGTCCTTACCATCTTCTGTGCCTTCATAACGATAGCCATCCCAGCATGCTTTACCATCAGCGCCTTTTTTCTTTTCATATTCCTCTAAATCTTCTTCTTTTACAGGACCAACACAGTCAGGAACCGTCTTACCATTTTTCTTTTTAGTGCCCTTCATAATGTAATTGTCCCAGCATGGACCATCGTCATCTTCTGCAAGATCAGCATCTTCGCCCATTTGACGAGCCTGTTTCTCAAACGTGATTGATTCATCCGTGTAATGACCCACCCGGCTTATTTCACGCATTGCTTCCTTAAACGGGACGTCGTGTATGTTAGCTGCGGTTTTAAGATCCATGCGACCAATAACCTTACCATCTGGGCCATAAACAGCCACAATTGGATTCATTTCAGTAACATCTTCCTGAACCCTGTCGGGTAATTTATCATTTATGAAATTAATCAGAGGATAAAGAGTATTAGCAATAGCGTTACCAAAGCGTGCATTTTTACCACTACCAGGCTTTGTTTCCAGTTGCTTTGCTTCCTTGCGTAGCTCGATAACTGGACCTACAATGTCTTTCAACTCTTTACTATCAATGTCAACTCGTTTCTGCATCCAACTTAGTACGTCATTCACTTCATTAACGTACTCATTTGCAAGGTTGCCTTCGTATTCGCCTTGCCCTGTTTCAATTTTCTTACCTGCCTTACGTAGATCCGATAAGATTTTTACAGCATCATCCTTGCTATTGATATAGGCTTCATTTAGATCAATGTCGTCTGAAAGCATGTCGCCCACTGTTTTGCCCTTTTGCCACATTTGACATGACCAATACCCTGCTGTATCACGGTCGTTTTCAAAGTCTTTGTCATCACAGTTATGGCGTGAACGGAAATTACTGCGGCGGTCGGGGTCATCGCGTTTGATTTCCATTTCTTCACTGCCGAATGTAACCTTTTTAACCTTTTCTTCATTGTCTGGGTCAGTTACATATACCCCAAACTTGCCACTGCCGCTTGAATTACGGAATGGTTCATTTAGATCAACATCACGACCTTGGTATTCAGCTTCAACAAGGCCATGCTTGTCTAAAATTTCAGCCCGTTCATCGCTGTATTGCTTCGCCATCTTCTTGTAATGATCCTTTTTAATGGGATCCTTAGCGCGCTTCATGCGGGATAGTGCGTCCTGTTCCTGCTTTTCTAAGCCTTTTACCTTGCGGCGGTCCTTGCCGGGCATATCATTTTCTCTTAGTTGATTTTCTACCAGGCGGCGCTGCACGAATTCATAGCCTTGTTCTTGCATCGTTTCAAAGCCTACCTTGCTACGCTTGTGCTTAGGATAATACTTGCCAACTGCTTGAACAGCTAATGGTTGCATATGTGAACCAACTATGCCAGTGTCAAGGGTACCATCAGGACGTTGTAATACCCAAACTTTACCATCTTCTGCTTGGCGGTGGTCTTCGTTTAATGATTCCATCAAACCACGCTCCCAAGCGCGCTTTGTTAGAGCATCATATGCCCACTCAAATGCATCCGTAGATTCAGGATGATCGCCTGCATATTGGTTAGCTAAATCATTTACTACTTCCGTTGCCTCTTCACCATTGTTAACGCGCTCTAGCATTTCATTTGTAGCACTGTCATACCAGCTGTCGTCACTTTCTACAGCATTCATATCATAATCTTGCCAGTGCATATTGTCTTCACAAAGCGCATTAAATACGGCTTGGGGATCGCCGCCAAACTTTTCTGCCGCCTTTTGTGTGATAGAGCGGAAGTGTTCCTTAAGATTATATGCTGGATATGAACGTTGGATGTGGAATAGGGCAAATTGGGCGCTGTTTTGCTCTTCGGGGGATAGCTTACTTACAGCCTTGCCCAGCTTGCTTGGTTTCACGCTTTCGTGTACGTATGCGCGTACACGGTTAGGTTTATCAGTTCCAGTGTCCCGCACTACCTGCTCTGCTACCTTACTAACTGAGGTCATACGGTGTTTGGCTTCATTTAGGTAGAAGTTTGCAAGACGGGTGCTGGTCTTATACAGGCCAGTCTTGCTTTCTTTCAGCTGACGGTTTTTAATTTCACGATCGAGCTTTTTAGCTGATTCCTGTAACTTTTGACTACGAGTGTTTGTATAGTAATCCCGGAAATCATAACTTTTCATAGCTATCCCCAATTATCTTTGTTGATTTCTCTGTATTTATGCGTCAGACATAAAAAGAGCGCCGCCCAAGGAGGACGACGCTCAATTTATTTAAAGTCAAGCTAGAGCTTATGTGCGGCTCTTGCTTAGGAACTCGTTTAGGTAAACTGCAACGTTGTTGTTGCTTGTATCTACACTGTCCCATACAAAGCCGTCAAGCTCTGCACCTGTGGTTGTGTCACGTGGGTTAACACCGTCAAGTGCCGCAGCTAGTGTGTCTGCATCTTCCCAAGCTGCACGGTGCTCAGTAGCGAAACGAATTGTGTAAACTGTTACGCTTGAGCCTGTGCCTACGGTGCTGGTTGCTGGTAGGTCGGAAACAGGAGCTGTTTCATTCTCTACAACAACCTCACCTAGGATGACTGGCTGTGCACGTAGGGAGATGGTCTCAACTAGCTTGTCGAGACGCTGTTGGCTGACGTCAGCTGGATCGTTGCTACCATCAACAGTGATGTCAAGAGTTGTACGGACTGTAAAGAAGTCCATGTTCTTGGTTAGGAATTCCTTTGGGAAGGAAGTACCGTTTACCTTAGTACCTTTAACTAGTGGTTCGTATGCCATATTGCATTCCTCTCTAATTGTTGTCTGTCCACCTGAGTGGACGTGTTAATACTATTTATACAATCAGGGTCTAATTGGTTTAATCATAACCGCCCATTGGGCCCGTCCTGCTCCTTTTTGGCTTAGGTACTCTTTTTACCAGGCGTGCTTCTAACCAATCTTCTTCAGACTTTGGAAAAGTGACGCTAGGGTAATGACCATCGGGGTCGCGTATTACAACGGTTTTTGCACTCTTAGGATAGTATTGGAAATCTTCTAACTTCCTGGCAATATCAATTGGCTTCGCGGCCATCTTTTGTGCAATCATTTCAATATTCTGCTTGGTGTGCTTAGGCAAACCCTTAAAGTGCTCTTCCGCTTCGCGGTCTTTTTGCTTAATTATATCCTTACTGGATAAGCCATGATGTTGTTGGAATGCTTGTTCCAATTGTTTGCTATTCATACTGCTATATTTTTCTGCTGCTTCACTGCTAATAATTCCTGCCCGGCGTAAGTTCGGCCAAAACTCTTCAAAACCCATCATACCTAATTCATCAATAGTTGCACCCGTTCCTTCAACCTCGTCACGGAGAACGTCTAAAGGATGTTCTTCCTGTGCTTCATTTACTTTACGCTTTTTCTTTTTTTTATTGCCTTGCGTATTCCAAGCACGGCCGTTAGGGCCAACAACTGTATGATTGGTGTATACGCCTGTGCGGCGTTGAACGCCACCTAAAGGTTGCGCAACGGCGGCGACACCGCCTGCTGCACTCGCGCCTGCTGTGGCTGTTTCATTTGTTATCTCTTTCCAGCGCATAATTACTCCTTTGATCTTCCACTTGTCCCTAACATCCAGGCACCTGCTGCTACACCAGCGACGGCGGCTGCCTTAGCTAATGCGGAGCCACGTTTTTTTGGTTGATGTGCAACAATTTGTTCTTGTTCACAGCCTTTACCTGTTTCAGGATTGCATATCCTATCTTTTATTTCTAATTTTTGTGTCTTTGCAAACTGTTCCAAACGTTTATACATGTCAGAGCGTATGGCGCGCTTGCGAAACGCCATCAACAAACGCGTAACAACTAATCTTTTGTGCTCATAATTCATTGGATCATAATGTGTTACAATCTGACGTATTGCTCTATAGCCCTGTGTATCAATATGCAAACCAACCTGTATTTGTAGAAAGAATCTGCGCTCCCAACCAGGGTTTGATTTATTGGTAGCGACCAGTCTCAAATATCGACGTATAGCGTCCCTGTCTATACTAAGATATTCAATTAATTCTTTACTCTCTTCAGGGTTTTTTAACCGCTTAATGGCGTCTTCATTATTTTGTCCAGCTATCAAAAATAACAAATTATACAAATCTGTTCTATCAGCCCTTAAATTAGCAAAATTCCCGCCTTGCCAAGTATTATGTGCGTAGTTAATGGCCCATGAGCGTGTTGAGTATTCCTGTTTAAACAACTGTAGAGTTAATAAGTGCAAGAATACTAGATCAGCTACATCTCGTGCTGTAAGTCTACGCAAATGATTTTTACTTACAACCATCCGTGCTTCATTCAAATCTTGTAAGAATTCCATTAGCCCCATCCTTGGAAATTGCGCATACTGAATTCCATTCTATTTACAAGTTTGACTGCATTTCCTGACAAATGATCTATTGCAACAAAGCCTTCGGGTGTCGCTGCTTCAAAGTCATCACCATTGCGCACAAAGGTTCCAATCTTATCCAGTTGCTCGAGCTTTTGGACGAAGAAAGTTTTGAGTCTGATAAGACGTTTGTACAAATCCACAATGTTGACTAATTGATCCATGTGATCGTTAAAGAATTGTAGGCCTTGATCAATGCTCTCTTGCTTCTTCTGCCTACCACGTTCAGTCTTGAGCTTTTCCATTTCCTCGGATTTTTTGCTTTGGAAGAACGTCATAAAATCGTCCACAACGTCCTGCGCACGCTCCGGGATCGTTTTGCCCTGCCGTATGTTTTGATTGATGAACGTTTTGAACAGGCTGGTGAACGGGCTTTGGGTATTGATCCGCTGCCACGCTTCACGATCAATGTCCTCTAACGTGCGCTCTGCACTCTGGATCTCACCTTTCACCCAGTCAGTCTCTGTATGTGTGAGCGTAGCCTCACCACTCACGTCTTCATAGCTGGCATCCCGAAACCACACATCAGGGGTGTTATTCAGGCTGCTAACGTCAGCACCAAAGCTCGCGCTCATGTCATGCAGGGTGGGGCCGCCGGTGTAGGTCGTATGGAACACGATGCCAAGCTGCGCTTGGCGGATCTCACGGGCGAGCGGATCGCTTAGCGGGACAACGTAGGCAATGGTGTTTGGTTGCATCACAACGCTGGGCTCACCATCCACCTTACGTATCTCAAGAGAGTCATTCGTAAACATCATATCACCTTGGAGGACGCCGTCTATGCCTAGCTGAGGTAGGTATTCAAGCGCCGTCTTTAGCTTGTTGGCTAAGTCACCTTCATAGTGCTCATCCACGTCGTCAGGTGTATAGAGGATCTTTGGGTTCTTTTTGCTCCATACACCCTTTGTGCCTACGAAGAATTCGCCGTTCTCAGGATTGATACCACAGAAAAGGGCAGGCGCACCATCCCACTTTACTGTCACGTCTATGCCTGCTTCACTGTTTCCTTGCAGCATTTTCTCAAGTGAATACAGTACATTGATAGCTTCTTGCGCTCCTTCTTCGCCCCCGTTGAGGATTTCATCTTCCAAGTGCTCAAGGTGGGTGTTCTTGGCCGCTTCCATGAGGAAGTTTTCAGGTAGTTCATCAAAGTTGGCGGAGGCAAACTCAAACAGTCGCATTATTTCACCATCCTGGGATAATAATCTGCGGCGTGCGCCATAATTCTTTCAGCAGTATCCCAATTACCTCTAAAAGTATTAATCACAGCTTCCAATTGATCTAACTTTTCTGAATCTCTGCTATATTTTTTACTCAGTTCGCCGCCGAGCGCAGCAGATGTTATTTTCTCCCCAGGAATATGAATTTTCCCACCACGCTTTTGGACATAACCATGCTGGGCGGCCAGGAATAAACCGTCTACGGCGTCTTCTGGAATGTCAAAGCGTTTCGCATAGAACCCAGAAGTAGGTTTTTTGGGTTCTTGTTTTTTTGATTGCTCATCTTTTGGCTCTTCTTTATTTGGTTTTTCCTGTTTAGCCTTTTCTTTTCCGGAGTCTGGCTTTTTCTGCGGTTTGTCGTCTTTTTGTTTGGGTTCTTGAGACTTGTCCTGTTTTACGTCTTGTGCAACTTGTTTAGTAGATTTTTCTATCATACTTTCAATTTGCTCAGCTGTCTTACTGTCAGCTACTTGCGCCAAATTAGTTAACCATTTTGCCTTATCCAAATTTCTATTGGCATAACCAACAAATGCCCTAAGAACACGTTTTATATCACGGTCTCCAATACCTTGGGCTTCAAAAAGCGTCCGTAAAAAAGGAAAATTATGGGATTCATTCATTTTCTTTGGATCTAATTTTACGCCAGCTTTGTTAAAAACCTTGTAAATCTTTTCCGCATCCATTTCAGGCGCTAACCGATTTATAAAACTGATGACGTTCTCAACTGTGGCTTCGTCACCGGTAATACCTTGCTCATATTGGAAGGCATCATATGCTAGCTTTGCTAATTTCCTGTTGTCGATCTGCCCCAAAGCCCGTTTGCTATACCTTGCTTTCCAACTTAATCCTTTATCAACAAAGAAATCCTCAATATCATCAAGAATACCCTCGTCTACTTCTTGGGTAGTCTTATCTTCTACTGTTTCCATAAGCTTGCGCATATATTCACTGCTCATTATTTCTTCTCCTTATTATGCGCTTCTTTTAATTGGCGGACTTTTCTACTAAATTTATTTGGGTCTTCGTTACGGATAGATAAAAGGAGGCGCTTATGCAAGTCATCCGCCTCTTCTTCGGAGAAGTTTTCACGAATCATTTGTAGCAAATTTACTGCGGATGTGATTACGTGACTTGCTCGTGCTTCTAATAGGTTATGTTTATCCCGCTCTGGGACAATAGAATCAAGTTCACGAAGAATAGAATTTATGCGTTTTTCACTCATTATTAATAGCCCTCGTCGTATTTCTTGATAATGTCACGTATCTTATCAGCTGACTCTACGAGAGCCATTTCATAGCCATCTGTATACTGTTTGCTTTCATTAAGACTGCGCTGCCATTCTAGCTTGTCAGCTAATGAGCGCAATTCATCCAGTAATTCAGCTGTAGTTGATTTACTTTTTTCTTCGGCAGATTCAGTAAGAAATGACTCTAATTCTTCTTCTGCTTCAGCAGCGTCTTGTCCCATATCAACATCTTCTTCTAAGGGACAATCCACTGCTACCAAGAACCGCCTCATGTCATCTATATAAGGCATCTATGCCTCCAAAAGAACCCAATACATACGTTATTTATCCTTTTAGGATATCGGGTTAACGGTCCTGTATTTTGGATAGCAAGTCGCGTAGCTTTTCGCCCTGTACTTTGCCTTTAGGGTCTCCTGTTGGTGCGTTTTGTTCTCCCTCGTCATCGCCACTCTGCGCACCTTGAGATTTTGGAGGTTGGCCGTTTCTGCTCTTCGCCTTTGCTTTGATTTCAGCGGCAAGACTACTTTGGTCCTTCTTGCCGCCTTCTGTACTGGATCCAGTCTCTAAGTCAGTAATGCGCATGGTGTTAGAGTCAAATGCTAGATCAAGCTTAGTACCAACGCCCGCTGATGAACGCGTCTTAATAAACTGGATCCTATATTCACCGCGCTCACGCATTGGTGCGCTTGTAAAAATAGTCATCACATTGTCAGCAGTGTTAATTTTACTCAAGCCACCTGCAATGTGACTGTGGTCGTGTTCTTGCTCCTGAATAGCATCTCTGTTCAGCTGTGATGCAGTGCATAAGAGCAAGTTCATTTCCTGCGCTAGAGAGCGTAGTTCCTCAGAAACAAATTTATCCTTAATAAACAAGTCACCAGGATTAACCCTAGCATTATTTGGATGGATTAGGTCAAGGTAGTCAACAATAATAGCATCAGGTTTAATACCACGCTGTATCTCAAATTCTTTCAAATAAGCACGTATGTCATTCGTACTGGAGCCAGCGGGCATATACTTGATCATGATGTTGCCCCACTTCTTTCCAGTCATCTTGACCTTGAGATCAACATCATCCATGTTCTTAAAAATCTGCTTGGTTGGTGTTTCTGTCACCATAGAGTCAAAACGTAATGCAACCAAGTTTTCGCTAAGCTCAAGTGTTATATACACGCAGTTCAAATTCTGCTTAGCCCAGTTGATCGTCACATTTTGTAGGAACAAGCTCTTACCAGTACCAGAGCTACCAGCAAAGATGTTTAGTTCGCCTCTGTTGAAGCCTCCATACAGTTTGTCATCAATAGTCTTCCAACCAGTGCTGACCATGCCGTTTCTATCGCGCAGTGTTTCAAGCCTGCTATATGGATCAGCAAAATAATCAGTGCCAAGCTCTTTCTGCAAGCTGATTAGTACAGCCTGTTTAATCTCACGCTCTACGTCTCCATAATTCTTCTTCTCAAGTTTATCGGGCGCAGCGAAAATAGCGTTCTCCAACGCTTTGTGCCTACAAAATTGCTCAATGCTATCCAGAAACCAGTCCACGTCTTGATCGCGGATATTGTCCAGTTGTTCAAAGTCATGCCCTGTTTGACTGCCAACCTGCTTTATACTTGGGACAGTGTTATAGCTCTGCGCATGTTCTTGCATATATTTGATAACAGGCTTAAACTTACTGTCAAAGTATGCTGGCTGTAGAATGTTTTGGCAGCGTGCATAAGCTTCATCAGAGCTTAGCATGAATTCAATGAAAAACTTTTGTGTTGCTTCTGAATAATCTTTTAAATCCATTTTACCTCTTCTTTTCGTATATTTGTTTTCTTATTTCTTTATAGTCTGTTTCACTGTCACCATAGTATACAGATGAATTATTCGGAGTGTCTACTGTAAGTCTCCACTGCATTGCGGCATTTTTGTCTAATAAAGCTACTGCAAACCACATGTTATCCGTATTAGGTTCATATACAAAATCAAATTCACGTACATCTTCATTTGCATATTCGCCATCATTAGCTGCGGTTATCAAATACGCTAACTTTTTGTGCGAATCCAAACCTCGCACCTCATAAAAGAACATGGGATACCCGCGGTATGCCTCCATAGCTTCCCATAGCTTTACCACTCTGGACATTTACTTACCACCTGCGTTTTGGCTTTTTAGTATACTTTTTGACATACATGCCAATCTTCACTTTGTTGTCTGTTGCACTGTCAATTATAGACTTGAGGGTATACACTCTTCCATACCTTCGCACGGCTTCTGCTGCATCCTTACAATTTTCTTCCCAATCAGGAAAGGCGGCCATCCAATCATTCTCCATGGCGTATTGTGCTAAGGATGTGCTGTCCTGTGATAAGTCAGGGACAACAATCTTCTGCTTCTTAGAGCTGTTTATCCATTTTATTTGCTTTTCGTTCAGTGTGTTACCAAGGGTGCCTACACAGTCAAGCGCCACTGTATCCAATGCACCTTCAACCAACAATGCATACTGTCTATTTGGTTTAAAAAGCGCGTCGCTGTTGAGCAGATAATTGGGCGGCTGGTCGCTGTAATAGCGATCAACGTTCTTGGGTGGTTTGCCTGCATACCGCGCAGTCCAACCTACAATCTCTCCCCTGTGATAGAATGGCATAATAAATCGCCAATCCATCTTCTTGTATTTTTTAGGTGTCCAATAGTAATCCCATCCCTCAAACACATATTGCCCCCTACTCAGCAAATATTCAGCCACTTTTACAAACTGATGTGGAGGATTATCCAAACTCGCCCAATAAGAGAAAGGACGAGCACCTTCAGGTAATTCTCTAGTTTCAAACGTAGGAGGTTCAAAATCCGCTGGCTGTTTGTCATCATGATCAACTGGAACATGGATACGGCGCCTACGCATCGCCTCAAATTGTAAGCGGCGGATCTCTTCCGGGCTAAAAGGCAAAGTGCGCATCAAACGCACCAGGCGATTGGGAATGGCTTGACCTTCTTCCCATTTAGTAGCGTAGCCGCAACGGAAACAGTGGTATCCTACAGTACCCGTTGCATCTAGTGCAAAGCCACCGCGCATTTTCGTGTCGGGCGTTGGTTCACCGCGCATCTGGCACATCGGGCAGTCAACGCTAATCCAGCCACTGGGCGTCTTTTTGTGCTTAGGTGGTAAATGCTGCTGAATAGCGTCTTGTAAAAAGTTCATAGTCTTGTAAAAGCTTGCCTAAAGTGTACAGCATCTTTCAAATGCCGGAATTGAAATAAGTAATCGCCGCCCTCTTCGTAAATATAGCGCCAATCTTCAGTTTGCATGCCACGCTGCATCCAAATCATTATTTCATTTTTCCAATATTCAGCGAGGTCTTCGCGCATTCTAACGCTGTAGGAAAAATCGTCTACTAATTTGTCTTCTTCAACATAAAAGTATTCTCCACCATATAAAAGACGCCATCTTATAGCTGCGTCCTTATTATCAAATACAACGTATGCACCTACTTGATAATTTGACGAAGCTGACGTGTCATAAGGGCAATTTTGAACGTGGACCTCACCATTAGGGCATATTTGCGCAAGGCGCTCACGAA